AAGGCCGTGTTCCTCTGCACCGAGGACGGTGCCGGGATCATCGGCGTGGACCGCTTCCCATTGCTCGACACCTATGACGCGTTCGTGTCGGCCATCGATACTTTGACCAACGAAGATCACGAGTTTCGCACGGTCGTCATCGACAGCCTAGATTGGCTCGAGCCGGTCATCTGGCAGAAAATCTGCTACATCCACGGCTTCAAGTCGATCGAAGATCCGGGGTATGGCAAGGGCTACGTCTTCGCAGTCGAACTCTGGCGTGACGTGCTGGCGCGCATCGAGGTTCTACGCAAGCAGAAGAACATGGCGGTCATAATGATCGCGCACTCTGCGATACGAAAATACGAGGCGCCCGATCAAGACGCCTACGACCGGTTCGAACTCAAGTTACACAAGAAGAGTGCCGACCTCGTGTCGGAGCATTCAGATATCATCGGCTACTGCGACTACCGCACGATGATGAAAGAAAGTGACGCCGGATTTGGCCGCACGCGCACGCGTGCCGTCGGCACCGGCGAACGGGTACTGCGCACGGGAGCGCAGCCCGCATTTATCGCGAAGTCCCGTTACCCCATCCCCGTCGAACTGCCGCTCGAATGGAGCGCGCTGATGGCGGCTATCACAGGAGAGAACAAATGAGCGCACTATCCGCACCCGTGTCTGTCGATCCCAACAACGTGTCAGCCGGCACCGGCCTGATTGACGAAGGCACCTATGCCGCGAGCGTCACCGGCGCCAAGGAAAAGACGTCGAAGGCCGGAAACAATTATCTGGAGGTCGAGTTCACCCTTTCGATGGGTCGAAAGATCTGGATGAACTTCAATCTCTGGCATCCCGGCGCGACGGCCCGCGATATCGCCACCAAAGAGTTCAACAAACTCGGCGTGGCACTCGGCCTTGTCGGTCAGGTCACCGACACCGATCAGCTTTTTGGTCGCCAGCTTAACTTGGTCGTTGGCGTTGAGCAGGGTAACGGCGATTGGCCCGCAAAGAATATCGCCACCGACTATTTGCCATCTGCGCCTACGCCGCAGCCGACCCTGTCTCCCGGTCAGCCTGCGGCACAGCCCGCGCCGCCACCACCGGCGGCTGCCGCTCCCTGGGCGTAGATCAACTGGGGGCGGGTTTTTACCCTTTTCCCGCCCCCTTTTTTCATACTTTGGAGAGAGAATATGAACACATCAATTGACGCACTGGAATCGATCGACGCGACCGCGCTGGAAAGTCTGGTGCTGGACATCATCAAGGCAAATCCCGATGGCGTGATTTCTGACGAGGTGCGTGAGATCGCGATGCAGTGCCACGGAATCTTTGCGTACTCATCGGTCACTGCCCGCTTTGCCAACCTGCACCGGCGCGGCAAGATCACCTATGTCGGCAGACGGCCAGGACGGTCGGGGCGCGGTCAGCGCGTGATGGTGGCCGTATGACCGAGATTGTCATCAGCGACCCGACGCTCGACGCTGCCGACCGTGCGCTGGAAAAGCGCGAGAATGCGCGGGCCGGTCGCACCTATCTCGGCATGTCGATGATCGGCGGCTGCGAGCGGAAATCGTACTATCATTTTTATCACGCTGGGTCTGAGCAACGCCGGCACCCTCAAGAATTTTGCTGACGGTCACCGCACCGAGGATCTCGTCGTTGAGCGGCTGCGCATGGTTGATGGCCTGACAGTCATCGCCAACGATCCCGATACCAACCGCCAGATCGAGGTGGTCGATTTCGAGGGCCACTTCGCCGGCCACCTGGATGGTGAGATCCTGGGGCTGAAGCAGGCGCCGAAGACGTGGCATGTGCTTGAGGTCAAATGCGTCGGCGAAAAGAACTTTGCCAAGTTCAAAAAAATCAAACAGAAGCTGGGCGAGAAGGCGACGTTGCGCGAGTGGAACGAAACCTATTACGCGCAGCATCAACTCTACATGCTCTACACCGGGCGGACGCGCGGCTACACGGTCGTCGCATCGGCGGGTGGGCGCGATTGGGACGCGGTGCGAACGGACTTCGACAAGGACCACGCCGAGTTTTATGCGCGCCGTGGGCAGCGGATTGTCGAGAACCCCGACATGCTGCCGGCGCGATTGTCCGCTGATCCAAAGTATTGGCAATGCGGCTGGTGTTCGTACCACGCGGTCTGCCACGCCGGTCAGCCGGTCGAGCGCAACTGCCGGACCTGCATCTATTCCGCGCCGGTTGAGAACGCCGGCTGGCTGTGCAAGCGCCACGAAAAAAATCTCAGTATTTCCGAACAGCGCGCCGGGTGCGCAGACCAACGCTATCGGCCGGCGCTTATCGCCGGAGAGGTCGTCTCAGTTGACGACGACGCGGTGACGTATGCGCTGGCCGATGGCGACCAGTGGGTCGATCGGGGCGCGGTCTGATGCGCGGTCGGCCTCGCACGATGGGCTACACCCGCATGGAGCCGCTGGAGATTGGCCGGGTTTATCGCGTGCCAGATGTCGATTTTGGCGGGCAATTTTTAGACGTGGGCGCTGGCGAAACCGGTCAGGCGCCCATAGGAGCGGGCGGCGATGATGTAATCGCGCTGGCAGGTGCGACCGTAAAGTCGCCGCCCCTCCGACTCGCTTATCGACGGCCTGACCTGGTGGACCGGCTGCTGGCGGAAAACCCGACGATCGCGGAGGTGCTTGATGACCTGCCCTAAGATCATAGGTGATTGCACGCTGTATCAAGGCGACTGCCTAGAAATCCTGCCGACGCTTGGCAATGTGGATGCGGTGGTGACGGACCCGCCTTATGGGATTGGGATAAACAAATCTAACCGGCTGTCCGTTTCCCGTGGCTTCGGCGGCGAGACGTGGGACGATCAACCCGCTGATATGTCTTGGCTTTTACCGATGAATGTTCCCGCGATAGTTTGGGGCGGCAACTATTTCGACCTCCCGCCGACGCGCGCTCCGCTGGTGTGGGACAAGAACAATGCGGGCCGCGACTTCGCTGATTTCGAGATGGCGTGGTCGAACCTCGATATGGTCGCCCGCCGGATCGTGCTGCGTCCGATGAACATGGACGGCGGCAAGAAACACCCGACGCAGAAGCCCGTTCTCGTCATGCGCTGGTGCCTCGGCTTCGTACCCAACGCCCAAACCATCCTAGACCCATTCATGGGCAGCGGCACAACCGGCGTCGCCTGCGCGAAGATGGGCCGCAAGTTCATTGGCATTGAACTGGTGCCCGAATATTTCGACATCGCGTGCAAGCGCATCGAAGACGCATATGCGCAGCATGACATGTTTGTGGAGCCGCCAGCGAAGGCGATTCAAGAAGAATTGCTTTGACCTGTCCTGATTGCAATGGCGAGGGCGAGGTTGAGCGCGAGCGCGTGGTCGGCGGCTACAGCCACGGCAATCCCTGGCAGGGGTATGACGTTTATTGGGTTGAGTGCGAGCGGTGCGGTGGATGGGGCGAGGTTGAAGACGAATGACCACGGCCTGTGCGCGGTGTGCTGGAAACCCGATCGCGGGTTCGGCTGGTCGCCGCGACTGATTGGTTCGAGCCGGCCTGATCGCTGGTTTTGTTCGCGAGAGCATTTGAAAATTTGGAGGGAGAAAAAAATGGATTGGACCGACGAAGAGAACGCGATGATTTTGGAGGCCGGCAAGTCTGGCGGGCAGTACCTGGAGTCGATCGGGATCACTGATCTGCGGGCGCTTGATAAGGGCCAGTGGCTGATGTTTCTGCGGTCTGTGATTGGACGGTCGGCTGAGTTGAACGCTGGCCGGCGGGCGGCTGAGTTAAACGACGATATTCCGTTTTAGGGGCTGCTGATGGCTCAAAAAAAAACTTCGCCGTCCTCGACCTGTTCTCAGGCATCGGAGGGTTCAGCCTTGGACTTGAGGCAGCAGGAGCTTTTCGGACAGTCGCATTCTGTGAGCAAGACGAGTTCTGCCAAGCTGTTCTGCGAAAGCATTGGCCGGGCGTCCCGATCTACGATGACGTGCGATGTCTCGACTTCGACGGCCCCTGCGATGTCATCACAAGCGGCGACCCGTGCCAGCGCGACAGTAGAGCCAACGCACAACGAGACGGCGGCAGTATGTGGCCGTGGACACTCCGACAGATCCGCCAGCACAGACCTCTTTATGTTATTCGAGAAAACGTTCTTGGAAACATCGACACAGGAACCCTTGAACAGGTTGAGGGTGACCTTGTCGCAGAAGGTTATGCCGTCCGGTCGTACATTATCAACGCTGCGGCCATCGGTGCCGCTCACGATAGACCCCGGACGTGGACGCTGGCCTACTCCGACCGCGCAGGACGCAAAAAACGCAACGATGCCCCCCAGCCAAGCGCACCGGAACAACGGCAGTATCCCGTGCTTACTGGCCCGGATGGGCTTTGTTGGATGGGTACTGAACCCCCGGTTTTACGAAGAACTGATGATGTTCCCCGCCGGGTGGACAGACTTAAAGCCCTCGGAAATGCCGTCGTCCCGCCAATCGTCACGGAAATCGGGCGCGCAATCATCGAAGCGGAGGGCTACTGATGCGCAATGAAATAGAGATTGCGGCG